GTCATTTTTGCATTCGGATATAGTGAACCATTTATAAATTTTGGTTTTGGATTGTTTAATGCCATGTTATCTCCTAATGTATGGTAGGTTTTATCACTTTAATAAAATCTACAGCGTTATTGTCAAATAAAGTATTGCCATCTGCATTACCAAGCTCATCATGGTAAAGAAGAGTAGCTATACTCATCATTGCTCCTCCTATTAGTAACCTATCTTCAGAAGATTGTGAAGATTTTTCCACAATATTCATCAGCATGTCAAAAAAACTAGCTAATCTTTCCTCAGCAGTTACAGTATTAGTTATCAAAACGTATATTCCTTTGCTCATCTATTTTTTTAGGTTCTTTTGCCTTAGTTAGATTAACATTTGCTCTTAATTGTGCAATATCTTCTTGAGATTGTATACGATCTTCAGCTATTTCACCTGTTTGTTGTAATTTTTGTTGATCAATGCTTAATCTACCTTGATCATTCTGCTCTTTTCGTTGAATATCTCTTGCTTTAAGCTGTATTTCCTGTTCTTTAAGCGCGACTAACGGATCTTGACCTTGATTTTGTGTTTCTTGTAACTCGTCTAAGAACATTTCTTCTAAATATTCATCAATTTTTGCTGCAACTTGTGTTTCTATTACTTGTTGGAATTGCTGTTGTAATTCTGGAGGTAATTCACCACCATATTTTGCTGCTTCTTGTTGTATTGCTTCTGCATTTGCTGCTTCAATTTCTTCTCGAGCTAACATCGATACATGTTCCAAAATATGAGTTTGAAAAACAGTCATAACTTGAGGATTAGATTTTACTAAAAGAGAAGACATTGTAGTTCTATGAGCACTAATGTGTGCTTGATGATCTTGTCCTCTAAATGCTGTTAGTGTCATCATGGCTAATGCATTAGAGTTTTCTATTGCAGGATCTTTTGGAGAAGGTGTTTGAGGAACAGGTAAAATAGCTTGAATATCTGTTACACCTAAAGCTTGATACATTCTTTTATACGCTTCGTATAAGTTATGCATTTCAGGATTTGTCTGTGCTAATTGTAATTGTGTTTGTGCCAACGTAACACGTTGTGACATAGAAAAAATGTTTGGATCAGAAACAGGCATGATGTCAACACGATCATCAAAGTCTGTTGATTTAACACTAGGAACAATATCTTGTCCTACATCGTACGGATAAAAAGGTTCTGTAAATTCTTTAAATACTTTAGCTAATAATTGAAATTCAATCTTCTGTGCATAATGACATCTTTTATGAATAGCCGACATAACTCTGGAGCCTCTTTCCATAAGAGCCATGGTTGTTCCTACAGGTGCATTTGCTGCCACACTGTCACCAATTTTTTGATCAGCAATTGTAGCAAAACGTTGACCTGCTTGGACAACAAAACCTAATAATTGAAATAAAGTAGCACTTGGTTCTTTGTAAGGTAAAGGCATTAAGCCTGCGCGTAAATCACCACTTGGTGCGTCTACATCCCTGAACTCTCCTGGTTGGAGGGGAGTATCGTCGTCTTTAACTCGCAGCCCTCTAGCTTTAAAACCCGCAGGGAGATTGGACAATGTACCTGCATCAATAAGTTGTCTAAGTGCTGACGTTGCAGTTCTGGAGAGACCCCCGAGCATGTGGATAAGACCAAAGCCATAAAAGCCAAGCCCAGGTAAAAACTTATAATGTACAAAATATTGTTTCTTTTTATAAAAAGAATCGTTTTCTGCATAGTTTCTATAAATAGATAAAACCTTTCCTGACCCTTCATCAATTGTAATAATGTATGGAAGTTTTATTCCATCTTGATTTTCAAAACCAGGAAGATCTAAATCACAATGTATTTCTAATAACGTATAATTATCATTATTGTAATTAGTATTTTGAGTTCCCTCTATTTTGTTTTTTGTTTCTTGAATACGTGAGTCTTCGTAGAAAGGTTGTATATCAATATCACGATACATACCAATAACTTGCATTTTTTTAATTTCATTTTCTGTTCGACGAAGAACATGGGTAACTCTTTCTGCGGATAATAAATCAGTAGAAAGATAAGGAACAATTAAATCATCTGCAGGAATAAATTTAGATACTGCTCTACCAAGTGTTGCGTCAAAATAAATTTTCTTAAAAGTAGAACCTGTTAAAGGTAAGTAAAAAAGCATTTGATCAAGTTCAGGATCAAACTCTTCCATCACATGCATAATCTGATAGTTCATAAAATCACGAACTCTCTCAGCTTGTTGTTCTTTTTCTGTATCAGGTGTTCCTATAATTTGTGTTCTTACAGGCCCTCCTGAAGGTAGTAATTCTTTATAAGCTTGCGCTTGAAATTGGGTAACAGATTCAGATAGCAAAGGGTGTGTAACACCGCTTGCTCCTGTAAATGGTTGTGTTCTTTCTTGATATTTAAACCCTAATAAATCTAAACCTTTACGATATGATTCATACCAATCATCTCGAGACGTCTTGTCATTTTTGTAATCGTCAATAAGTGTGCTAGATATTTTACCTAATTCATCATCTTCAATGTATTCGGCTAAATTAGAATCAAACTGTACATCCATCATTTCTTGTTCTGGATTTATAATAGCAGATCCATCTTCTTGCATTTCAACTGCTTCTACCTCCATATCTGGAGTTTCAATTGTAACTCCTTCTACTTCAATGTCGGTGTTTGGTTCTCCTACTGGTCTTTCAACTGCCATTATGCTACCTCAAATATATCAATATTAGACACAAGTCCACCTTTGGCTTTATGTGTCGCAAATGATTCTAACATTTCTTCGGTAATCTTGATAGCGAAAACTGGCTCCATTGATTTTTTATCAGGAATAGAAATAGGCTTAATCTGGTAATTTGGATTTGTTCGCATTAATTCTCTAGCTTGATCTTCATTTGTTAATGTAGCTACCATATTGCCATTTTGATCGGTAACTTGATATTGAGACTTAGATCCTTTTTTTAACTGTACAGGCATGGTAATAACTTCCGAGTTATTTTCTTTTGCCTGCTTCTTTAAAATTT